GGCTCCAGACACTGCCGCAGCATTCGGCTGCAGTAGCTGCCATGACTTGCTTGACGGCCGCATACCTATGCCAAAGAACTATAGCCGGGAACTGATGCTTGCGCACTTTCGCGCTGGTGTTGAACACACGCACCGAATACTCAAGAGAAAGGGCTTGTTATGACTTTTAGAATTCAATTTATCGTGCCTGGCCAGCCAGTCGCTAAAGCCCGTCCGAAGTTCGCAAGGCAGGGGAATTTTGTCACAACGTACACCCCGGCAAAAACAGTAAATTATGAAAACTTGGTCAAGTTGGCTGCATCTCAAGCAATGGCAGGGATCGAGCCGAGCGCCGAACCATTAGCCTTGGAAGTGCATTTGCACATGCAAGTGCCAGCGAGCTGGTCAAACAAGAAGCGCTTGCTGGCGATCCAAGGCCATATCCTGCCCACCAAGAAACCTGACGCAGACAATGTGCTTAAAGGGCTGAAGGATGGCTGTAACGGGATCGTCTGGCGAGATGATGCCCAGGTTGTTGAAGTGCTTCTGAGAAAGCGGTATGCGGAGACGCCTTCAGCTGTTGTGCATGTTGGCAGTGTTATCGGTCTAGCAGCATGAAATTCTACAAAGCAAAGCTGAAAGGATTGGTGAGTCAATGCTGAATTACGCGATTACAGGGCCTCACAAAGATGGTTCTTTTTTAGTCGGATATCAAGTCCCTGGTTGTCTTGTTGTAACTCCTACTTGCCAATGCAGGACTGTTTCCCAAGCTGCGGCGGAACTGGATCGCCTAAATAAGATGCAGATAGCATCCGAAATGGCATTGCGGGCAGACCGCGAACTACGAGGATTGTCAGGTATTTATCCTCTATTGGAAGGGATGTAATGGCTGGCGAATGGCTCAAATTCGATGCAAGTACACCTGAGAAGCCGGAAGTGCTACAGATCACTGTCGCCATGGGCTGGGACGACCCTGACTTGACCGTAGGGAAGCTCTTGCGGGTATGGCGCTGGTTCGATCAACACACAATCGATGGTAACGCTATTGGCGTTACCTCAGCGTTACTAGATAGGATTGTTGGCGTTACCGGATTAACGCAGGCAATGACAAACGTGGGTTGGTTGTTAACCACTGAGGGTGGACTCCAGCTACCAAACTTCGAAAGACATAACGGGAAAACAGCAAAAGACCGTGCTTTGACCGCGAAACGTGTAGCAAATCACAAGGCTAACGCTAAAAGTAACGATGAAGGTAACGGTGGCAGCGTTACTGATGCGTTACCTAGAGAAGAGAAGAGAAGAGAAGAAGTAAACACTACTAACCCTAACGGGTTAGATGTCGCCAGCGATGCTGACGAACCTGTCGGACACTCCCATGAACGAATTGAATGCCCGCACAAGCAAATCATTGCCCTCTACCACGAAGTTTTACCCCAGTGTCCACAAGTACGGGATTGGACACCTGCCAGAGCTACGCAGTTACGAGCAAGGTGGAATGAGGACAAGTCTAGGCAAAATTTAGAGTACTGGAAAAGGCTTTTTACCTATGTCGGCACATGTGATTTCCTTGTTGGCAAGGCGAACGATCCTAAGAAAACGCCTTTTTTTGCAGACCTCGAATGGATAACCAAGTCCGCAAACTTTACCAAAATACGAGAAAGAAAGTATGAGCCGAGATAGTGAAAAGTTAATACCTCGAAACTTGGAAGCCGAACAGTCTGTCCTTGGCGCACTGTTGCTCGATAACGATGCGATTGACCGAATAGGCGACTTGCGCGCAGAGCATTTCTACCGTGGTGAACACCGAGTCATCTTTGGCGAAATCCACAAGCAAGTACTAGCGGGCAAGACATGTGACGTCATCTCGATACACGAAATACTGGCCTCCAAGATCGAGGACTGCCTGGTCTATTTGAACCAAATGGCGCAAAACACGCCGTCAAGTGCCAACATTGCTCGTTATGCCGGCATTGTCAAAGACAAGGCTATCAAGCGTGGGTTGATCGCTTTAGGGCGAAAAGCGGAAGAAATGACAATCAACGCTCATGAGGATGCAGGGATTTTGGTTGATCGCATTTCATCCGAACTCGAGGCATTGGCGCAGACTCAGGTCAAACAAGAACCTGTCAGGGCAAGTGCCGACCTGGCGAAACATATCGAAGAGCTTGAATTACGCATGGAAGGAGGCACCAAGGCCATTTCAACGGGTTACTTGGACGTTGATAGCAAATTGAGCGGCGGCATCCGTGGTGGCGATTTGATCGTGTTGGCAGCTCGTCCCAAAATGGGGAAAACAGCATGTGCTTTGAACATCGCTCTTAACGTGGCCAGAGATTATCCGGTACTGATCCTGTCGATGGAGATGCCTCGCAGCCAGCTGCATGATCGGAACCTGGCTGTTTTGGGCAAGATTCCCTTGCCACATCTGCTCAGTCCTAACCTCATGGGCCCAAGTGATTGGAACGGATTAACTGCCGCTATCCAAAAAATTGACAACATGGATCTGTTTTTGGATGACCAAGGCGGATTGCGTCTGTTGGACGTGCGAATGAAAGCAAAAAATCTGAAGCGCAAGCACGGCCTTAAATTGCTGGTTGTTGACTACCTGCAGCTGATGGACGGGGAAGGGGATAACCGGAATGCGCAGATAGAAGGCATCACACGGGGACTCAAAGCCTTGGCCAAGGAACTCGATATCGGCATTCTGCTGCTTTCTCAGCTTAATCGTGACCTGGAGAAACGTCCTAATAAGCGGCCACAGCCCTCTGATCTGCGTGATTCAGGTGCTATTGAGCAAGACGCTGATGCAGTCATTTTTCTCTACAGGGATGAAGTCTATAACCCAGACAGCATGGACAAGGGCATTTGCGAAGTGGATGTTGCCCTTTGCAGACAAGGCGCACCTGGTCGCGTTGCGTTGGCTTACTTCGGCGAACAGACCCGGTTTGAAAATCTAGACCGCTCATGGCAACCGCATGTGCATGAACAAAAATATAGCAGGAAAGGATTGGCGGAGCATTTATGAGCAAATACAGAAAGAACAAAAAGCACGTGCCGCGCGACCCGACTAAGTGTCTCATCAAAACTCAGCCATGGCGCCTAAACGCAGTATTTGACCCATTGCTGGCAATAGTTGACCAACTGGAGCGCGACGGTACCAAGGATGTCGCTGGCAACGGCACCGCCATTTTCAAGGACGTTGTAGACGGTCACTGGTATGACAGTTCTGTAGCGATCATGGGCGTTGTTGATGCTTACGAAATTCATGAGAAGAGGGCGGGGATCAGTATCAATCTGGAGCCTTTGCGTTTACTGGCCAAGAAGCTTGAGGTGGACATGCCGGTCTTTGCCAGCGACACCGAAGCGGTTAGAGCCTGCTTTGACCGGATGCGCAGGGCGTCCATGACAATGACCCTGGGCTACGCCCAAGAATTGATCCGTGACACTCAAATTCAAGAAGCAGCACAGAAATTGCGGGAGGCCAGGTGACCAGGCAAAGAGACTATGGCCGCGATCCGTTGGACATCCTGATCGAACGCGAGGAGCGTACCTGCAAGGGCTGCGCGTTCGAGAGAAAGGAGCGGGTTTTTGACGTGAAAATCAAGATTTGTGCCAAGGGCAGACGGCACGGTAAGAAATGTACAAACTACAAGGAGCGGGAATGACGGCACTTTTCAATAATACTCATGAAGCATTGATTTTTGCTTTTAATTACTCAACTCAACAGTATGCTCTGTCACCAATGTCCAAGCTGGCGCTGAAAGGTGCCGGCAGTGGTAAAGGCCTGGTGTCCGTGGATGGCGCAGCCCAGGCTGGAATGATACTGGCGGAGGTGGATCGTCTTAAGCCAATACATCGTTCCTGCATCATCGCCAGGTACGCAATGAAGACCGTAGAATGCAAGTGCTGCGGGTCTAATGGGATGAGCGAACAGTACAGGACCGAGATAGGAAGTCTGCGAGAACATGCTGCTGGCCAGGTAACAGGAATGTCCGTTCGAGGTATGCGCGAGATGATTGTCCGGGCATTTTATGAGCGGGGAATTTCTATCACCCAGGTCGCCACGGACTTAAACGTCCGAAAGTCCACAGCGCATGATCAGAAGAGATTAATTTGGGCGTGGCTAAAAGAGATTGATGCAACGGCCCAGACAAAAATAGCTGAGAGATTGAGCAACGTTTGCGAAAGTGAAGATTTGGAGAAGCAACTCGTTTGAACAGGATGGAGTTGTATTAAACATTCTTGGTCAATACTTCAAAGGAAAAAGACAGCAGGCCGAACAAGTCTGCTGCACTTATAGTCAAACGTAACGAAAAGTTTTTTTGAAATGTTTGTAGCATTCGGTTACATTATTAGTTTATTTGCCACACATTTCAAATCATGTGCATCAATTTACCCTCTGTTAAGGTTTTGGTTTGCCTGTTATTTGCATTGGGCAGTTTTGGTACGGCCCATGCACAAACAGTGAATATTGCCCGCCATGTCTGGAATTCACTTTCGGCAAATGAGCAGACACTTATTCAAGAAAATCGTCAAATTCAAATTCAAGAATCCGATTCGTACGGGTTTATCATCGACAATCAAGGCGTCAATGAATCTACTCCAGGTACATCTGGTGGTGCTGCGCTTGGTGTCGCGGTAGGAAATGCCGTTTATGTGGATAAGGCCATAAATTCTGGAAATTATTCTGCAAAAACACAGTTGGCGGCGATGTTGATAGGCGGAATGATTGGTTCAAGTCTCGACAGCAAACCAAATCAACAATTCCATTTTAGATACGCCTTGCGCCTTGGGAACGGTGAAATCAAGTATTTTGATCAGGTTCAGAAGGATCCATTTAGGCATCCCAGTGGCATTTGCGTCTCTGTTTCAAACTTTGCGCCTACAGAACAGCAATTATGTTCGCAAACATTGGAGTCAGTAAGGTCGCAGTATCTGACGAGGCCAAGCACCATAACTGGCGCTCAGGTATCAAATTTAGTAGCGCCCAGTGTCTCAAATGCACCTGTAAAAACGCAGGATCGAGTCAATTGCAAATTGGCTACACAGGCACCCGTTCAAACCACACGTGAGAAATGCAGTTTAATCAATGGGAGTGTTGAAGAATGAAATTAAAGTATTGTTTGCCAATTGCCTTGCTGTTTTCTGGAGTCCTTACTGGCTGCGGGACTGTATATACATTAGAGGGTGCCAAGTACGATTCCAAAGAAAAAATGCTTGATGCGTCAAGGACCATGTTTTCCGGGATTTCGAATGCCATAGTGCCTTTGCCTTCGCCTGTTTCACAGAAAAAATTGGTTTGCGCTATTCCAAGCCAATATGCGTTTGTAAATACTGCTTTAGAAAATTTTGCTAAAAAGCAGGGATCCGCTGCGACTGGGAGCGGAAAAGAGATAATAGAGACCTTAACTCAATCTAATTACTACGGTATCAAAGTATTCTGTGATGCAATAATCAGGCGCAACATTTACACATCTACACAGTTCGTTGAATTGGATTCGCTAAATGGTTCATATGGCGCGTCGCCGAACATTGATGTTGTGTATCTGGTTGAGCCGTCTCAAAATTCTGGACAATGGTTTTTTGTAACGGCCAAATCTGGCAAGCAAGTCTTTGCATATGACCGCAGCTCACCAACCCCAGCAGGGAAGGTGCAAGGGTTTATTGATGCAATACAGGTTCAGGCTATTAAGGAATAATCAGAATCATATCTATTTTACTTGACCGGAAAAAACGTCCGGTATAACATATGTTTTAGATACACGTCGTAATTGTAACCAAAAAGCCCCGGTCGCGAGATTCGGGGCTTTTCTATTTGTGCTCAATGAGTTGAGCAAACAATAGCTGCAAATAAATTCACTAGTGGAAACACGAATGGTCAATACAATTGAGTAGTGGTTATCCGTGTTGGTGCTAGTAGCTCGGCAATGCTGGAGCTGGTTTAACAGTGACGCAGATAAGTGCTGAGTCTGGCTCTGTAGCCTGTAGACGGGGCGCCGTGGGTTCGAATCCCACTTGTTGACGAACAGCACCAACAAACTTCAATGCATCCTTAGCTCAATGGTGGAGCGAGTGCCTTCCAAGCACAAGGACGAGAGATCGGTACTCTCAGGATGCTCCAAGACATCAAACAGAATGCTCGCCGGACGCCAGAGTGCCTCTTATTGGCGGGTTACAGGCACAGACACTCACGAACAAAGGCCTGGCGACTCCGCTCGAAAGGGAACTCAACCAGGTGCGGGGAGTGCCAGTAAATGAGTTTATCGAATGGGCGAAAGAAAATATGTCGACCAAGTTTGATTCATTCCTTATCGCGCTTGAGGCATTGTGCGTAGAGCACAAGGTTGCGCTTGATAATGAAACCTCTGGAAGTGAATTGCCAAGACTGCGTGTATTTGACGCAGAGGAAGGCGAGAATCATCTGACCATCAATGCCTTCCTGGCTGACTTTACGAACCAATCATGAATCGATTACAACATCCGTCAAATAACGGTGTTCTCGGCGCACCAGCAGGCTGGGATCAGAAAGTACTGCCATGCTCAGCGCTGCCGATTACGCGCACGGAAGTGGATGGCCAGCCCGCAGTTGTAAGCTTCTGGAAGCCAACCGCTGAAGAGCTGGCACTCTTGAATCAAGGCCAGGCAATAGCACTGTGGGTGATAGGTGGCACGATGCCGCCAGTGTCACTGACAGTCGAGTCATAATCGTTTAAGGAACAGAAATGGCAAAGTTTCGCAAAAAACCTGTGGTCATTGAAGCTATCACATTCGATGAACTGGTACAGCATGGCATAACGTCTGGTGCGAGTATTATCAACGGGATGCCTTGGTCGTTTAATTACCAAGGACACCCAATAACTCACGAGAATGACAACTGCTACATCGTCCCAACACATCAAGGTAGCGTTCGGTTTAATCGCGAAGATATGCTGATTACCCAGATTGATGGCGAAATCTACCCATGCAAGATTGACATCTTCAATTCAACGTACGATCCAGCTTAAATAGCCCGGTTGTTTCAGTGATGGTACGCAAATCAAGAATTGTCTCTGGATTGTCCAGGCCAATGCCGCCGAGTTCCTCGGGCACCAGCAGCAGCGGCAGGCCCAGGCCCTCCAGCGCCTCCCACAATTCTTCCGGCCATTCGCCGGCCTCCAGCCGCCGCAGCGCGGGCGCGCCGGATTGGGCGGCGAGCAGGCGGTCCACCTGCTCGAGAATGATCGCCCTCATCGCAGGCCCAATTCACGGGCGATGATGCCGCGCAGAATTTCCCGCGTGCCGCCGCGCAGCGAGAAGGTGGGGGCAAGTTGCGTCAGATCGGCCAGCAGCGCGCGTAAATCCTCGGGCATATCCTCAGGCTCCAGCAGCGCGCGGATCTGCTCGGGCAGGCGCTGTTCAAAATCATTGCCGGCATCCTTCACCAGGGCTGCCTCCTGGGCCGGGGCCTCGCCAGCCTCCAGCATGCCGGCCACTGAGAGCGACATGCCGCGCAAGGTGTTCAGCCGGGCCACCATCCGGCCCACCGCCACATCGGCGCCGGGCACATCGCGCAGCGCATCCACACCGGCCGTCAGGGCGGGCAGCGAGGAGAGGTAGCGCTCGGGCCCGCTGCGCTCGAGGGCCAGTTCCTCCGTCGCCTGGGCCCAGCCGGCGCCTTCCTGGCCGAGCAGGGCGTCTTCGGGCAGGAGCACATCATCGAAGGTGACTTCGTTGAAGCTTTCCTCGCCCAGCAGGTCGCGAATCGGGCGGATGGAAATGCCGCTGAGGCGCAAATCCACCAGCAGCTGCGAGAGCCCGGCATGGCGCGAGCCTCCCTCGCGCGCGGGCGAGGTGCGGACCAGCGCGATCATCCAATCCGAGAGATGGGCATTGGTCGTCCAGATTTTCCGGCCATTGAGCTTCCAGCCGCCCGGAACCCGCTCGGCCTTGGTGCGCAGCGCGGCCAGGTCGCTGCCGGCCTCGGGTTCGCTCAGGCCGATGCAAAAGGCCAGCTTGCCGCTGGCGATGCCGGGGAGAATTTTCCGCCGTTGCTCTTCGGTGCCGCGGCGCAGGATGAGCGGACCGGATTGCCGGTCGCCAATCCAATGCGCGCCGACGGGCGCGCCCACGGCCAGCAATTCCTCCAGCACCACCACGCGTTCGAGGCCACTGCGCTCATGCCCGCCATAGGCTTTGGGCCAGACCATGCCGATCCAGCCGCGAGCGCCGAGTTCGCGGGAGAAATCCCGGTCAAACCCCATCCAGGAGCGGGCGCGGACCGCCGGCGTCCAGTCGCGCCCGGCCTCGGCCAGAAAGGCGCGCAACTCGGCCCGCAGACCGGCGCTGCCACCGGGGAGGCTGGGCAATTCAAACCGCATGGCGTTTCCCTCTTCACATCCGCGCACGCTCCCATAGGGTGCGGGCAGCATCTTAGGGGAGCATCATTATGGATAAATTCGGCATGGGCCAGCCTGTCCGTCGCAAGGAGGATGTGCGGCTGCTGACAGGGCGCGGCAGCTACACCGATGATCTCTCGCGCGAGAATGAGGCGCAGATGG